GGTTTTTCAATAATCACCCGACTGGTTCTTGGGTCATCAACGAAACCAGTTGATTTCAAACTGAGAACTGCATCACCATACCTCTCAGGTGGAACTGAAAGAAAAAATGTCACATCCTCACCGGGATCTAATTTCTTTAGACTTTCCGAATCAGACAAATCACAAACAACATAGTCCAAACGATTAACGAAATCTTCTGAATAAGAACCAAGTGTGTGCAACCAACTCTGCTTACTATGTTGTGTTCTGGAAGCCCCAGTAATCACAAAATCTTCAGGAAGCAAACCCTTCTTATGCAGTTCATAGAGTGCAGGAATGAGTTTCCTGCGGCACAAATCTCCTGTTGCGCCAAAGATGACTATATTTTTCATTCACCCTTACTCTTAAGAACTTCCTCCCAATCCCTTTGGAATAACTCCAATCCTTTTTCAGTCATAATATTCTTATACATCGACCAAAATACAATTGGAGGAATTGTAACCACATCTGCACCATTAAGAGCAGATTGTTCTACCTGCCTTACATCACGAAGAGATGCTGCAAGAATCTGTGTGGTTGTACCTGAACGGTCAAAGACCTTACGAATATTTTTAATCAACTCAATACCATCAATTGAGTTATCCATCCATCTCCCAACGAATGGTGAAATATAAGTTGCTCCTGCTTTTGATGCAAGAATTGCCTGTGCGACTGAGAACACTAAAGTCACGTTGGTTTTAATTCCTAACTTGGAAAGAAATTTACACGCCTTCAGTCCTTCTACAGTACAAGGAACTTTGATAGTAACACTTGGGGCAATTGTATAATATCTTTCTGCCTGTGAGAGCATTTCTTCAAATGTATCTGCAACGACTTCTGCTGAAATGCTTTCTAACTCTGGGAATATTGTTGCGATTTCTGTAATAACTTCTTGAAGTTGTCTACCACTTTTGAGAATTAATGATGGATTCGTAGTGACACCATCCAATAATCCTGTGTTGTATGCTGGTCCAATAAGTGAAACATCTGCTGTATCTAAAAAGATCTTCATATAAAAAGAAAGAACTCCTTAGTAATTATAAGGAGTTGTTTTTCAGTTGTCACAGTTTTGTTATGAATCGAACATATTATCCCCAATACATCATCGAAAGAGTGAATACAACGAAAATAATGATTGTAAACATCATAATACCCATACCAGCCCAGAAGACCCAGGGTTCCATAGGTTTGTGTTGATTATTATGAGACATAAAAAAGAGGGTTGTTATACCCTCTTAATTATATCACTTATTCAGTTGTTATCAACCAATTGCAGGTGCGGTGAGTGCCACAGGAGTGGTGTCAGCAGCAGCAAGATCAAGTGGGAAGTTGTGAGCATTACGCTCATGCATAACTTCAAAACCAAGGTTAGCACGGTTCAGAATATCTGCCCAAGTGTTAACCACACGACCCTGACTATCAATCAGAGATTGGTTGAAATTAAATCCGTTCAGGTTGAATGCCATGGTGCTAACACCTAGAGCAGCAAACCAGATACCCACAACAGGCCAGGCAGCAAGGAAGAAGTGCAGTGAACGTGAGTTATTAAAGGAAGCATATTGGAAAATAAGGCGACCGAAATAACCGTGTGCAGCTACGATGTTATATGTTTCTTCTTCTTGTCCGAACTTGTATCCATAGTTCTGAGACTCATTTTCTGTCGTCTCACGTACAAGACTAGAGGTGACAAGAGATCCGTGCATAGCAGAGAAAAGAGAACCACCGAAGACCCCAGCAACTCCCAGCATATGGAAGGGATGCATAAGAATGTTATGTTCCGCCTGGAATACAAGCATGTAATTAAAAGTTCCTGAAATCCCAAGAGGCATACCGTCAGAGAAGGATCCTTGACCGAAGGGATAAACAAGGAAAACAGCAGTAGCAGCGGCAACAGGGGCTGAGTAAGCGACACAAATCCAAGGACGCATACCCAGTCGGTAAGAAAGTTCCCATTCACGACCCATATAGGAGAATACACCAATCAGGAAGTGGAAGACTACCAGTTGGTAAGGACCACCATTATATAGCCACTCATCCAGAGAAGCAGCTTCCCAGATAGGATAGAAGTGAAGACCGATAGCGTTGCTTGAAGGAACTACAGCACCAGAAATGATGTTGTTTCCGTACATAAGAGAACCAGCAACTGGTTCACGGATGCCATCAATGTCTACAGGAGGTGCAGCAATGAAAGCGACGATGAAACAAATCGTTGCGGCAAGCAACGTTGGAATCATCAGAGTACCGAACCAACCAACATAGAGGCGGTTGTTCGTTGAAGTAATCCAATCGCAGAATTGATCCCAAGTATTAAGTTGTCGTTGTTGTGAAATTGTAGCAGTCATTTTTAAGAGAGTTAGATAAAAGTTCGGGGGGACGAACCGTTACGAGTATACCCCCACAGCACCCTCCACTGTGGGTATGAGAGACTGTGTTTAACCTCCCCATAGGTCTCGGTTAGGAAGAGGACAAGAATTAAGAATCGTTACATTTCTTAACCCGTTGTTGTATTTATCATAACAGTTCTTTACGGACCCGTCAAGCCCCCATCAAATAGAAGTTACAAGCAAACTCATATCAGTAACTAAAATCCCACAATCAGTTCCTTTATTACGAATATAAAGTTCTACGTAATCACCTTGTTCGTGGTCATGAATATCTGTCAAATGAACAGTATAATATTGTCCATATGTAGTGTTCTTAACTAACGTAGCAGAAGACTTAAGAATCGTACCTATACCCACAGATTCATCATAATCAAAAATTCCAACCTCTACATCAAAATCAATAAATGGTCCAGAAGCAGGAACATCTTGAGTAAAAGTAACTGTTGCTTGAGATAAAAACTTTCGGTCAATAGCAACATCATAAGTTACTCTATTGTCTGTTGCAATAAATTTAGAATTAATCGAACCATCCGTTGTCGTTATTCCTGCGATTTTTGTCCAGGTGTCCGTTGACCCAACAGATGTTACTGTAGAATTATTAGACATATAAAACTGACCAGAAGGGAATGTGTTTTGTATACCACGATTTCCCTCATAAAAACTATCTCTATTGTTTATATTTGTGTGAGTACTTACACCAAGTTTTGTTCCTGGTCCAGAAAAATTGCATGTTTGTAGAATAAAACTTTCTGGTTGTGAGAATGCAACTCCATCCTGAACAGTAATTCCAGTATATCCAGGAGGAACAATAAATGAACAAACTGTAACACGAATACGACGGGTACAAATAAAAGTACTTGGGAAATTAAGAATAGACTTACCAGAAGGATTTCCTGGAGGAAAATCACCACTAAACAAACACTGATTAAATCCTACTGTTCCGGTTGTTCCATCAAAAGTTAAATCTTGACTGTCTAAAAATGCACCATCAAGCATAATAAAATTATTATAACTTGAAATAATTCCTACCTTTGCACAGTTTGTAAAGTTTACACCAAACCAATCAAGTGCTTGTGTGCCGTATCCTGTTGCATCAAGATTAATTGCATACGGTGCTTCAAGTGTAATATTCCTCAGTGGAAGAGAATAGTTACTACTCAGCAGTGCTACTGTAGTACTAATACCTGTAGATTTAATACGACAGTTTTCAGAAGAACCACCAAGAATTGTGGTGTTCTGTCCTGCAACTAATCTATCTCCCTCCAAATCTAAAGTTGTAGTAAAGAAATATGTATAGTTATCTTTGAGATTAATAACACCATTCACTGCTGGTGGTAAATCATTTTTAGTTCCAACAAAAATAAAGTTTCTAATATCATCAAGATACTTAAACTGAGTTTCACCACCTCCACCAACTGTTGCCATCTGCTCCAGAATACGATTAGTGAACAGACGATAATGGTCACTAAGTTGTTGAAAGGTTACATACTTCTGGTCAAATGGCGTAAGTGGGTCACTATTCTTTATGTTTGGAGGTTCATTTAATAAACCTTCAGACAATTGATTTTTTGGTTGTGGAATCGGAGTATTCTTCAGTTTCTGACGAAGTTCATAAACTTCATCGTGCTGATTTACAACTAAGTTTTGCAGAAACTCAATATTTTCAGTTAGTTCTTTTGTTTGTTCCTTTAACTTATCAACTTCAGTTTTCTTTTGCTCTGCATCATACTCCTCAAACGTTCTTTTTTTAGTCGAAGAACGTTTAGGAGTTTCTGGTTTTTCTCTGAGATGATGTAAAATTTTAGAATATCTATTCATTCTTATACTATTTTTTAGTATTTATTTTACTTGATATTTAAAACAAAGTCTACCAAGTATGAATAATAACCAATCCAGGACCACCAGCACCTCCACCACCACCAGTAGCACCAGCGCCACCACCAGATCCACCACAACCATGTCCACCACGTCTTCCATTACCTCCATCATCATCATTATTACTTCCTGCACCACCACCAGAAGCACCCAAAGATAGTAATGGTTGATAAATATCATATCCACTTCGTCCAGGTTGTCCTGGAGAACCTGCTGCTCCTGCTGCCAACGTAGAAAAATAAACATAAGATGCTTGAGTTGGTGCAGTTACGGCTCCACCATCATTCGCACCACCACCGCCGCCAGCGCCACCAGAAAGTAAAAGACCTGTTGTTGGATAAGTTATACTGCCACCATTACCACCGCCAGCATTACCACCTGCACCTCCAACTTGACCTGCAAGAGCAGTAAAGTTTCCAAGTCCAGCAATCAGCATATTAGTGATTGTAGCAGCAGCAACGGCAGCAGGAGCAGTAGATGTTGTTGCATCAGTAGGTTGAACAGTAGATACAGTTCCTCCATTTGCATAACAGACCGTATATATACCAGTTAATGCAGTATAAGGAGCAATAGTAACATAAGAACCTTGACCCACAGTGCCAAGTCCTCCTGGGTTTCCTGGTGCCCCACCTGCTCCTGGAGCACCAGCAGAAACATAAAGAATATTTGGTAAAAAGATTGCAGGGATTTGAAGTGTAGTAAATCCTCCAGAACTTCCTCCGGCACCACCACCTCTCTGACCATTGTTAGTATTTGATACTCCACCTCCACCACCTCCACCCGCACCAATGCAGGTGATTTGAATCATATTCGCACTTCTTGGTTTTTCCCAAGTTTTCCAACTACCACCAAGAGTAGCAGAATCACCCAAAAAATAATCAAGAGTTCCTGTTTGTGGTTTTGGTAAATGATTTAAATCTAACATAACTCACCAAGAATGAATAATGACTAGTCCAGCACCACCTCTACCACCACCACCAGAACCACCAGTAGTACCACCAGCACCACCTCCGCCTCCACCAGAACCAAATCCACCAGTTCCACCAGTACCACCTAGTCCAGTACCAGTAGCAGCTCCTCCACCAGCACCACCAGTAGAAAGTAATGGTTGATATATTTCTCTTCCTTGGTCACCATTTCCACCAGTAGCTCCGTTTGCACCACCAGTACTATTTGGATATATTGCAAAAGATGCTGTTTGAATGGCAGCATTTACTGTTCCACCAGAACCAGTAGCACCTCCACCACCACCAGCACCACCAGAAAGCAAAAGTCCACTAATATTATTAGTTGGGCTTGTGGACCCTGGACCTGGCACAGAAACTCCAGCACCACCAGCTTGGTTTCCTCCAGCACCACCAGCAATTCCTCCAAGAGGAGTAAATAATCCAAGACCAGAGATTAAAGTGTTTGCTGCAGTTGCAGCACCACCAGCAGCACCAGCGGCACCAACACCACCAGCAGTACCTACAGCACCAAGACCACCACCGTTCGCATAACAAACCGTGTAAATACCTGTCAGTGCAGTATAAGGAGCAATGGTAACATAAGAACCAAATCCTGCAAGAGCAGCAGTTCCAGTAATACCACCTCTACCACCAGAACCAGCAGAAACATAAAGTCTATCTGGGAGATAGATTGCAGGAATAAGAACTGATGTATATCCACCAGAACCTCCTCCTCCACCACCACCTCTTGCGTTTGTAGTGTTACTTGCAAATCCAGCACCACCACCGCCACCACCACCAATGGTAGTGATTCTTATCATATTAATACCTCTTGGTTTTTCCCAGACTTCCCAAGAACCTCCTAAGGAAGCAGATTTGCCAATATAAGTATCAACATAACCATTTTGTGGTTTTGGTAAATGTAATAAGTCAAGCATTATACTTCCTCAGGAATATACCAAGATTCATATTGAGTAAGTTCATTTCCATTCTCATCAGTAAACAATACAATCTCATTGTTTTCATTAATATGAATAAAACCAGTTGCAAGTGGTCCGTGAGTAAAGTTGATTTTTACAATCCTATTCATCAGTAGTCTCCTCCAAATGTAGATGCAACCCAAACAGAGTTAGCACCAGCAACAGCACTTACACCCACTAAAAGATAATATCCACTAGGGATTGCAAAGTTAAGCGGAACATCAATAGGATATGTTGCACCAGTAAGAGTGGTCACAACGTTAGGTGTTTGTGCTGCTGCAGTAACTTCTTGAATTAAAAACGTATTAGAAGACGTAGTAGAACCTGTATTTACGGTAGATAGGTAAACTCTCAAAACTGCTGCAGTAGACGCAGTGTTTGCCGTGGCACCCGTTAATGTAAATCTAACTTTTTGTAAATAACTTCCACTTGCTCCAGCACTAAAAGCAAGGAAAATATCAGTTCCAACGGTTCCATTACCTTGTGAGTTGTTCTGTGCTGCAGTTATTCTTGTAAAATTAACGTCAGGTGTTCCTGTAAAAATTGGCGCAGTATTTAATGTAGTAAGTGCCATTATTTAATTTCCTCCAAATTTATTTTTTATATATTAAGGCATTGCCATGCCGTATGAAAGTGTTAATATAGAACCGTTTAGTGTACTGATTGAAGAGCCATCAAGATATGTAGACGTTGTAATTCCAGTAATTCTACCATTACCAAAAACAGTAAGATTTGATGTTGCAGTAAGGGTATTAATTCCAACTCTACCAAACTGGTCAACAATAAAAGGTGTAGTTCCTCCTGCCTGGTCATCAACTCTTATTGCATTTCCTACACCATCCTGAGTTATTCTAACAAGGTCGGTAGTTGAAGACCCAGTGAATAATCCAACATTAGTAGAAGAGGAAATTGCTTTAACTTCTAATGTTACAGTTGGATTTGTTGTACCTATACCAACATTTTTAGTTGTATGAATACCAGCAGCAGTTTCAACCCAATAATTTGTCCCTCCACCTCCACCAGAGGCAGTAGAGTTAATTGTAACTGCACCAGTTCCACCTACAGGACTTATTGTAACGTTAGTTCCTGCTACAATTTGAGTTACAATACCAGAAAGATTTATTCCCGAACCATAAAAAGATACAGCACTCACAATACCTGTAGTACCATAAACACTAACTCCAGTACCAACCTGTAAAGTTGCCTGTGGATTTGTGGTTCCTATTCCAACATTAGAGAGTGTATGAATACCTACTGCAGTTTGTGTCCAATAGTTTGTTCCAGAACCACCAGTTGAAAAGTTAGCAACTTCAACTACGCTAGCACCATCACGAACAAATATTTTTTTATCTACTGTGTTTACAGCTAATTCACCATCAGCAAGTTGTCCTGTTGTAGGAACTGATGATGCAGTATTAGACCTTTTTGGCTTAAAAATATTAGACATTGCAAATCACACGTAGGTATTAATTGTAATCAACAACAGTATCAGTTTCAACAGAAGATTTTTTAGATCTAGTAGAAGATTTTTGAAGTTTTTCGTTCTCTTTTTCTAATTGAATTATTCTCTCTTTTAAACTCATAATAAGTGTCGCAGAGGCATTGAGTCTTGCCTCTGCAGTAATCAACTGAGTTAAAAGTTCTCCAGATTTTGTTTGGTATGCTTTTAAAACATCACCATATTCAAGACTAATTTCAGATGACATTATCAATAAGAACCTCCATCAAATACAAGATTAACTGCTTCGTTTGCACTATTTATTGCTAAATCTCCGGCAGTAAATCCACCAAGGTATAGTCCATCAGCAACTAAAGGAGCAAAAGTTGTAATACTAATTTGAGGATCAGCGTCTGTTGTTCCAGTATCATTTGTAATACTTATTGCGGACGCAATACCAATATACTGATTGTCTACCCAGAAAATACCAGACTTCTTAGCAGTTCCATCACCATAGTTAAATGCAACACCCAAATCCCAAGTTGTATTCGCGTCAGTTGCACCAGCAACTAGTCCAAGTTCAATTAGACGATCTTCAACTTTTACAGTCTCTGTTTCAAAAGTAACAGCAGTTCCTACAACTCTGAGGTTACCATTAACAGTAAGATCATTAGTGATAGAAACACTATTAGGAAGACCAATGGTAACAGTTCCATTAGTTCTAGAAACCTCTACTTCATTTGTAGTTCCATTAATAGTTAAAACAGCACCATTAGCACTGTCAGCAAGAACTACATTACCAGTAGTAACAGTAAAATCTCCAGAATCAAAAGAAGCAATACCTTTGTTTGCTGAAGTTGCATCTTCACCAGCAACAGTAATGGTTGAACCTGCATGAGTTACATCAATACCCTCACCACCAAGTAGTGAGAATGAGTGATTAGATGGTGTCAAAGCACCGGAGTCCGTTGTTACCGTATTAACAAAAGTAGAACCAAGAGCAACAGCACCTGAAGTTACTACAAAGTCACCAGTATCAAATGAAGCAACACCTTTAACTGATGCAGTAGCATCAGCAACACTAAAATCTAACTTACCAGCACCACCAGCATTATCTGTATATGTAACTGCAATATTTGTTTCTGTATTGCCAGTGACCATTGCACCAACAATATCTTCAATTCTTTCTGCATTTACAGTAACAGCACCAGAAGTTACTGTAAAATCAGTGGCATCAAAAGAAGCAATACCCTTAACAGAAGAAGTTGCAGTTACAACTCCAACTTGATATGTGTCTAAGAAATAAAAATCAGTAGATTTAAAAGAAGCAATACCAGCATTGGTTGCTGATGCTGCTTCTGCAGAAATAGTTAAGTTATCTGTTGCAGAAACTACCGCATCAATACCTTCACCAGATATAATATTAAGAGTATTTCCACTATCAAGTGCTTGTGAAGTTGACCCATCACTAATAGTCCATCCAGTATAACCAGATGTTTGGTTTACCCAAGCAAGATTTCCTGAGCCATCAGTCTTTAAAACTTGTCCGGCACTTCCGGCACTATCAGGAAGTCTTAAAGTATAATTAGATGCAAGAGTTGCTGACGCCGCAATTGCAACATAATTTGTTCCATTATCAGTGTCTTCATAAAGTCTGATTGAACCAGAATCTGCAGAAGATGCTCTATAAAGCATCTCCAATACAGAAGAATAAGAAGCAGCACTAGCAATGGAACTTCCAACTCCAGAACCGGTACCGCCAGTGTCACCCACATAAAGGATTTTTCCAGTTTGGTCAAATATCGGTTCACCAGCATAAAATATATTACCAGGAGCACCAGAACCTCTTTTAAGTTGAAGTCTATTTGCCATCTTTTTTTTAGTATAGTCCTATAATTTATTTATGTTTAGTATTCACCGTAATCATCAATATCTGGAGATGGATTAAAATCATTATTAATACCAAAATAAGTTTTTGGATCGACAAATTTAAATCCAGGAATTCCTGGATCATAAACCATAAGATAATCTGTAGAGATACCTGTTAGATTCGAAGTATCAACATCGGTAATTGCTGACAGTGGTATTGAAACATTTATTGAAGCAACACCAGATGCAAACGTAACATCTAGATCATTACCAAAATCAATTGTAGTTGCAGTTCCAACAAAAGAATTATTATCCTTAATTCCTATTCCAGTTCCAGTAGCAACTATACCAGTTAATCCAGAACCATCTCCATGAAAAGAAGATGCTGTAATAATACCAGTAGTATTAATACTAGTATCAGTTCCTATTCCAGCAGAATAGCTTGTCCCAATAAACTTTCCTACGGAAGAGTCATATTGAAGAACATAACCATTTGTTTTAGCAGTATTCCTATCAACATCATCTAGAAACTCAAGTCTAGTTTCTCCACCACCACCAATTGATGCAAGTTGTTGTTGAATACGGTTAATGAATAATTTATAATGTTGCTGAAGTTGATCTAAAGTAACAAAATTTTGATCAAGAGGAGTTAATGGATCTTTGTTTTCAATAGTTGGAGGTTCTGCAAGATCCTCCTGCAAGATTGTCTTATCATTAAATTTATCAAAAACTTCTTCAAGGTAATTAATTTTTTCTAAAAGTTTTTTATTCTTTTCTTCAAAAGAAGAATATAATGATTTAACTTTATCAAAGTAAATATCTTCATTTGGAATTTTTATAGAAGATAATTTGTCATGAAGTTCTTTGATCTCACCATTTAAAGATGAAATATCCTTATCATAATACTTAACTTCAGGAACTGTAGGAATTGAATTTTTTACATTATCAATTTCATTCTTAAGAGTTTCTACATCTTCATCATAATACTTAACCTCAGGAACTGTAGGAATTGAATTTTTTACATTATCAATTTCATTCTTAAGAGTTTCTACATCTTCATCATAATACTTAACATCAGGGACAACAGGAATAGATTCTTGTATCTCAGATAATCTATTTTCAATTAAGGAAATCTGCTCATCATAATATTTGATCTCAGGGACAACAGGAATAGATTCTTGTATCTCAGATAATCTATTTTCAATTAAGGAAATCTGCTCATCATAATATTTGATCTCAGGAAGTTCTGGTATTTCTTCGCGTACTTGTTCTATTGCATCAAGAATAGAATTTAATTCATCATCATAATACTTAACTTCAGGAACTGTAGGAATATTATTGCGAATACCTTCTATAATATTCTTCAATTCATCCAATTCATCATCATAAAATACCTGTTCAGGTACTATGGGAATTTCAGATTTAACTTCATCAATCTTATCCTTCAGGAAAGAAATATTTTTATATAACTCAGACGGATCAAATACTTCTGGAATTGGAATAGAATTTTCAATTCTTATTAAGTCAGAACGAAGTAAATTAATATCACCAGAATAATCTTTTGGTTTGGGAAGATTATCAATTTTTTCTTTTAAAGAATTTACATAATCTATAATTTCACTAAGATCTACTTCCTCGGGAATAGAATTTTCAATCTCAAATAATTTACTTTTTAATTCATCAATCTGTTCTTTGTAGGGATCAACTTCAACAGTTTCAATTATTTGTTCGACAAATTCATTTTCGTCTTCAATAATTTCTTCAACTACATTATCATTGAAAAAATATTTTGGGGGTAATATCTTTTTTGTTAATGACTTATTACTTTCTTCAATTTTTTGATGCCGCAATTCCAATTCAAGAAGAGCTTGCAATCTCTTTTGCTCGAATAATTCTTTTGGAGATTGTAGACTTTTATTGCTCGTATTCATTAAATAGTCAAAATATACGATTTCTTGGAGTTATACTATTTATTCTACAGCAAAATAAATGTAAAAGCAAACTATTAGATAAATAAGTTTAGTGTTTACTCACAATAAGAACAATGAAAAGATTAGCTTTCCTCTTTTCGTTATTCTTAGTTACTCCTGTAAGTGCATCTGAAATTACATCAAGAATTACTGATTCCGTTCAATTATCAGTTCAGGGTGCTGCGGTACAATCAACAAGAATCGGCGCTTCATATTCAGCATCAGGTACAAACATTCAAGCAACTTCATTTGGTGGTGTGTCTGGTGCTGGATCTTATGATATCAATACAGCAGGCCAAGCATTTACTTTCTCGGAAAGTTTCAATGCTGCTGATACCCCTGTCACCACCCAATCGGTTAGTGCTGGAGTTATTGCTTCCCCCAACCTCTATGGAGATAGTGTTACTCAATTAGCAGGAGACAAAGGGACTCTTGCTGGTACTCTATCACCAACTGGTGTTCCTACTGTAACTGCTGGTGGTGCTGGCACTATTGCAACAGGTCAAAGAACCATTGAATTAAGCGTATTCAAATGAAACATTTAACTCCCGCTCTGCTATTAGCAGCGGGAGTCATTTGTACTCCTGCAATGGCTAATACCGTTGTGCCTAATTTTACCAGAGGCACCATTACAGCGACGACAGAATCAACATCTAAGGTAATGGAAACTATTCGCCAAGTTGAATACACAACTGGCACATCATATACTGTGACTGGAACTAATATTAATATTCCTGGCACTCCAAAACAAGGAGCAAGTTATTCTGTTATGACTCAAGGTGCTCCATTCCAGTTTAGTGAAACTTATCTAGGTCCTGGAGTGGCTAAAGAAACATGGATAGATCGAACCACAGAAACTCAATCTACTACAAACTCAGTATCTGTCTTTACTCAATAGGAGTCATTACCAGTGGGACGACATATGCTCAATCTGCTCCTAGTAACACTAATATTGCAGGTCCTTCTGCTAGTGCCACTGGGAATGTTACTAATCAAGCAGTTCAAGTATTACAGGGACCGTATGCAATCAATACATACGGGAATGGAGTTAGTTGTCAAGGACCGACAATGAGTATTTCCCCATTTGCTATGGGAAATCTAAATGGAAGCAAAGATCCAGAAGCTTTTCAATCACACACAGGAAATGCTGGACTCTCAATTGGTTTTAACTTTCCTCTTGATGGAAGTCTTACTGAACTTTGTAAATCAAGAGCAAGAGTTGAAATAGCAAGGCAACAAGCAGAAGCAGATAAAGCTAGACTTGATTTTGAATTAGTCAGACTACTAAAGTGTGGAGAAGCAATTAAAGCAGGTATATCATTTCATCCAGAATCACCATACGCAAAAATATGCTCAGATGTTGTTGTGAGATATCCAAAAATTGCGGATGTTGTAAATGGAACGAATAAACCGGATTGAGTCAGGTTATGTGCCAATAATCGGAAATAATCCGATCAGAGTACCTAATACAAACATCAATCGCATACCTAGTCCATCTATAATTTCAACTATAGATGGACCAACTATTCGTAATGTAGAAACACCTGTTGTACGTGGTTTAGAAGTTCCAGTTATTGATATACCAAATACTGGAATTAAATATCCAATTATTGATGTTCCAACTCAAGCAGAGTTTGATGCTGCAGTAAATGCAGAGAGACAAAAACAGGCACAAGAACAACTGGAAAAAACAAGGGGTTTGCCAGATACTACCCCTCCACCTCAACTGCCTCAGACTGTCCAAATTCCCCCTGCTCAACCATCTACACTCTCACCAGTTGTAGAAGTTCCCACAAATAAACCACAATCTACTTTTACTATCGGTGGAATCGATATTAATTTACCTGATCCTTCTCTTGTTGCTACAGCTGGTGCTGTCGCAGTAGTCACAACTGCTGCGACAATTGCATCTACAACTGTACTTAATGCATTAAAAAATGCTGCTGAACCAATTATTAAAGAAGCAACAAAGAATAAGTTTAAAATTAAAATCAAACAGGTCAAGCCAGTCCTTCACTATGTTCTAGCAGAAGAAGGGCATATTGATATATTTAAATACTCTGCAGATGGAACTCGTCTCATAGAGCAAGTTTCAAACGTAGAACAATACATTCGCGACCAAGTTGAAATCAATGCTCTCTATGAAATTGACAACAAAATTATTATTGATGATGTTATAAAAGACAAGTTCACAAAAGAAGGAAAAGAAAGATTTAAATCTCTCTTTGCCCCTGCTAGAAAAATTGCTAAGAAATTATCAGCAAAACTATCAATTTAAAAATCAAAATTTGAAACAACCCATGTAATAATTGCTGCTGGTATATAAGCAAGTATATTGTATAGCGAGTCTAAAATAAAATTGTTAAATTTAGATTCTTTTTTCTTTTGTTGAATTTCTTCTTCAGTTGCTTGATTTACTGGTGTTTGCATTTCTTTTCTCCAATAAAAGGGCGAAATCTTTCTTCTTAGTTCCGCCATCATATTCCCAAGCATATCCATCATCAATCATTTGTTGATTGACAGACTTCTTTTTATTGACTGCGGAAACTTCTTTGTCTCCAATAAACAAATGTCCCAGAATTCTACCATACTTTTCGGTGGAATCTGGGAGTTCTGTTTTAACAATAATATCTTCTTGACCTTCTAACTTTTTTTTAAGCCATTCTTTAACTTCAAGTCCAAGTTTCTTTTCATTTGCATCTGTAGTGCGTGACTCAGGAGTATCAACCCCAGCAAGGCGAATTCGCTTAGTGAGAGAAATATCAAAACCCAAATCAATAGCAGCATCTATTGTATCTCCGTCTACAACCTTAAGCACAGATTTAATTCTGTAAATATATGGGTCCTTATCCATCAGAATGGCAACTTAAACTTCTCATTATTTAGTTTAGGAACAGGTAAATTCTCAAACACTTTATTAACTTGCTTCTCAACAACCTTATCAACAAACTGCTCTGGGTTATTAAGAATTGCTTCTGCCTTTTTATAAGTCACATATGCACCATAACAAAGTGCTCCACTAATGAGAAGACTTGTCGTCGATAGAATGATCGCAATGTTTTTCATCTTTCATTTCCTCATTTGCTAATCTTAATATGTAGTAGATTACATATAACGTAAAAATAAGACCACATCCTAATATTGTAATAACTCCCCAAGGTAATTCCATCAATACTTACCTTCCGTACAATATTCTACCTTTTTATTTGGATAATATGGATATTTACCTCCTTGTGGTTTCATCCATCCACATCCAATCAACCAATCCATTGTCATTGGTGTAGGTCTAATTTGATCCCACAGAGGTCCTTTCGCACACATCTCCAACTTTTCTGCAGTAACATTTGATTGCTCTTCTGCCCAGTTAGCATCTGCTTCCCAAGGAATTGCACGACTTTGCATCATTGATTCATAAGTTAATCTAGTCTGCTTCATTACCCAAGCAGGAATCTCCGAATCCTGATGAACTTGTGCCATAAAAGATGTTTGCAATCCACCACCCATACAATCTTGAACGACGTGCCATCCTTCATGTCTCATTGTTCCTAGAAACTCTCTAGGATCTTTAAGAAGTTGTTCGTTTACAAAGAAACGATTGTAGTTTGGTTTATATAATCCTACTGTTCTTGGAGTAAAGTATCTTTCTGGTGCAACATATACAGGAACATTTACACCATCAAGAGCAGTAATAATTCTTTTTAGTTCTTCTCTGAATGGATCAAAGTCAGAATCTTTTAGTAGTTCAGAATCTACTGTGAGTTTTTCAACTCCTTCAGTACATTCTAAGAGGATCATACAACCCATTGCCTCTGCACTATAAGGTCTTACTGTTGGTTGTTTTGATTCTAATGATGATGCTATAGCAGGAAATGCTAAAGACAAGATTAAACTAGATGCGGTGAGTAACTTTTTCATTCGTTCCACCAACCTTCTTCTTTATGTATCCAGACTTTCAAATCTTTTACATACTTTCTCAAGATCTGGGCTTGTTCTTCATGCCAAAAATCACCCGTCTCCATGTAGAGACGGGTGTGATTATCTATTGCTTGGAGTATTTTATGGATGGGAGCATTCCAACACTCCCTTTTAGGGGTGTTCCATTCTCTTGGCACGGCATTACTAGCGAATGAACTTCATTATATCTAAGATAGTCAATTTTACAACTATCAGGACCAATCTCCACATATCCAACAATCATAAAAGCAATCAATTCCATCACTTTTTCTTTCCACCATTCTTTGCTTTTTTGGCATTAGCATTTCCCGAGTTCTGCTTTTTATTATTAGCAGAACCTGCTCCACCTTTTTTACTTTTATTTGCTGACTTTGCCATCATGCCCCTGTGCGTGGTTGTACTTGACCCTCTAGAACTTCAACTCTCTCCTCAAGAGATGGTTCTGTTGCAGTAACCTCTGTTGCTATAATCTCAGATGGTGCTTCTACAACTTCTTCTCTTTTTAGTTCATCTTTTTTGTCATCATCATCTCCACCTTTCTTCATAGTATTAATACCAAATGTGGCAGCAGATGCTGTGAAAACAGTAGCAATAAAAGTTGGGTCCATCTTGGCAAGAAGACCTGCATAACTTGCAGTCAAAAGAGCAGCAGACCAACTAAGAATAGCGACACGAATAATAGTACTCATACACTTTGTTTTTTTGTCGTTGTTCATTTTAGTTTGAGTGTAAGGTTAACCTTTTGTCCAAGTTTCACCTTCAGCCTTTCTTCTACGAGCAAGTCCTGCTTCTACATTTGAACCAGGATTTCTGTAAAGAAATAGCGCATCGGGAACTAAATCCCACTCTTTATTCTTCAAGCGTTTAGTAATAGTATTAAAGTTATCGCCACCGTAAAAACCGGCACCAAGATTATAAGCAAA